TCCTCTTCGTCTTCGCGCAATTCTTCACGTTTCTTCGCTGGAGGAGCCTCGCCGTCTTGAAACGAGAGCAGCGTCAGCGTCTGGTCCCAATGCGGAAAATGTCTTACCTCTTCAATTAGCACCCCGCCACGCTCCCAGTCAGCGAACCAAACATCGGCGTCCACCTTTTCAGGTCCGTTAGCCACCTCGCCGGCCCGGACCTTCTCCGACAATGATCCGGGCGGCAGGTCAAGGCGTGGCTGAATCCACGCATAAACTTCTTTGAGTGTGTTGGACCGCGACGCGTACCGTACCTTGCCTTGCTCCGATAGTACAAAAGCGCAGGGTTCAGCGTGTATCGCCGCAAATCGCGATCCCGTCGCCGTAAGAGATGCCACAAACCTGCCGGCCAGCTCGTCTATCTTGGCCATCTCGACGGAGGCGCCGTCTACAAGAGGTCTGAATAACCCATAAGGAAGCAGTAGTTCCGCCGCGAATACGTCGCAAATGATTTCACCGGGCGGCCTCTTCGCGTAGCTCCACCACTGTAGCGCATTATGCTCGGACTTCAGGCCGAGAACGATATGAGCAAGTTCGTGGCAAATTGTGAATCGCTGACGCTCAGGCCGGTCATTTGCGTTTACGCAAATATAGTGCCTGCCGCCGCTGCTGAACGACCAACCCGGCTCATCGGGCCCAAGGTCAGTCTGAGGGCGCAGGACAGCTTTCGCTTCCTCGACATAGGCCTCCACGCGCACCGGTACCGTGACGGGGTTGGACTTGCGCACAAATTCGCGCGCTTTTATGACGGCTGCAAATTCATCCACCGGAATCCTCTTCTGTTAGTATTCTGCGGACTCTCTCTATCAGCTTCGGATAATCCGGCCGCGCACTCCCCCGATGAACGGCGCCCGCAGCAGCGGTGAAAATCTCGATCGACACGCTCGCGTCCTCAAGAACATAGCCAACAAGGCCCGCGGCTGTCTCAGGATGAGCCGCGACGTAGCGAAGCATTTCCGCTTCGCGCTTTCCGGTTTTCAACGCGCGGAGGAGCTTCGACAATACCTCTTCCGACGGCGCCTCCTTATCTCCCGTCTCAAGACGGTAGATATACGCATGGTCTGTGTCCGCGAGCAGTGCTAGGTCGCGCAGAGACAGCCCGCGTGACTCCCTCATTTTCTGCAGCAAGAATCCCAATGCCGGCTGAGCCATCAGCCCTCCCTTGACAAAATATTCCGCCAGGCGTACCGTTGTCTATTGGGACAACGGTCTCATTGCGCAGCAAGCTGGAGCTGGTTTCTCAGCACAGTCACTTTCTGAATGCCGTTGTCCTCTCGGACAGCGCACACTATGGCACCTTGCGCTGCCGATTGCAAGTTGGCGTAACGCAGGCCTAAAGGGCCACCCGCAACGGAGGCTGAGACCGATGGCGCTTTTCACCGTTCGAGTTGAACTCCACGATGCCCAATGGGCCGACTACCAGAGTTTGCACGCGGCCATGGAGCGGCAAGGTTTCAGCCGTGAAGTCATGTCCGACCAGGGGAATCGCTACCACATGCCCTGGGCCGAATATAACGGCTCGGGCCAGTTGACCAGCATGCAGGTCCTTGACTTCGCTCAAGCAGCCGCCAATAGCACGGGGAAGAAAAACGCAGTATTCGTAACGGAAGCAAAGAGCCGCGCATGGTCTGGACTGCAAAGGATCGGCTGAGGCGAAATGTTTCGAACGATTTGTGCGGTACGGCGTTTGAAGACTGTCCTTGGAAGGAGGAATCATCATGTCCGCGCACGAACTCCGCATTCACATCGACCAGAGGCCCTATCAGTCGCCGAATCCCACGACAGGCGAGGCCCTCTATCGTCTGGGCCATGTCCAGTCTGGCCATGATCTCTTCCGCGAAGTTCGCGGCGACAAGGAAGACCCGATCGTGGAAAACGACGCTGAGCCGATCCACCTGCGGGAGGACGAGCATTTTCACAGCGGTCCTGCGCAACCCCGGAAATACATCATCATCGTGAACGGTCAGGAAAAGACGGTGACGAGCAGGACGGTAACGTTCGAAGAGATCGTTAAGCTGGCCTTTCCGACTCCGCCGCCAGGAACGAACATCCTGTACACCGTGTCCTACGAGGACGGCTCGCGCGACAACCCGCAGGGCTCGCTTAAGGAAGGCCAGAGCGTCAAGGTGAAGAACGGGATGATCTTCAATGTCACAGCGACCGATAAATCGTAGCGCCGACCTGAAAAAACTGCGCGATGAGGGCTATGACATCGAAGTCCGCTCCGGCTGCCTGCTGGTGAAAGACGTGCCCTACGTGAATTCGCAGACGCAGATTAGGCGCGGGATTCTCGTCATCAAGCTCGTGCTGGCGGACGACCAGACCGGCCGCCCCGATACGCATGTCGCCTATTTCTCCGGGGAGCACCCGTGCTACGAGGACGGCTCGGAAATCGCCAAAATAAAGCACGGCAGCGACACGCATTCTCTCGCTGAAGGGGTGCCGGTCAACCACTCGTTTTCGGCCAAACCCAAGCCGGCTGATTCCTATCCGGACTATTACGAGCAAGTGACGACCTATGTGGCCATCCTCTCCGGCCCAGCGCTGAGAATCGACTCCACGGTCACGGCAAAGACCTTCCCGGTGATTATTCCGGACGACGACAGCGAAGAGCCATTTGATTACACCGATACCGCCTCCAGCCGCGCGGAAATCGTCGAAGTCACGAAAAAGCTGGCGCGCAAGAAGATCGCGATCTTAGGCCTGGGCGGCACCGGCTCGTACGTGCTGGACCTCGTGGCAAAAACTCCGGTGAAGGAGATTCATCTCTATGACGGGGACACGTTCTACCAGCACAACGCTTTCCGTTCACCAGCCGCGCCGTCCGGCGACGAACTGAGGACCAGGCAGCCAAAGACGACCTATTTCAAGAATCTCTACGGGAAAATGCACCGTGGCATCGTCGATCACCCGGTCTATCTTGACGCCGGCAACGTGGAGGAACTGCGCGGGATGGATTTTGTTTTTGTGTGCCTGGACAAGAATAGCCCCAAGAAGCTGATTGATGAGAAGCTCCAAGAGTTTAATATCCCGTTTGCTGACGTGGGCATGGGGATTCAACTGGATAACGGCGCGTTGGGCGGAATTGTGAGAGTGACGGCGAGCACGCCGCAGAAGCGCGATCATCTCCGCGAGAGAGTGTCCTTCGAGGACACGCCGGGCGACGACGATTACAATCGCAACATCCAGATCGCCGATCTCAACGCACTGAACGCCGCACTGGCCGTCATCAAGTGGAAGAAGCTCTTCGGCTTTTACCGCGATCTCAAATCCGAGCACCACAGCCAGTTCAGCATCGATACCAACCTGCTTTTGAACGAGGATCGGCCCCAATGAAGCCGGAAATCGTCCTCAAGCATGAATTTGTCGAGTTTATTCCTGAGAACCTGGAGCAGGCGACGATTTACATCTCCATACGCTTCGCGACAGCGTCACATCTGTGCTTGTGCGGCTGTGGGAACAAAGTTGTAACGCCGATTCGGCCAACCGATTGGAAGCTGATTTTTGACGGCAAGACGGTTTCGCTCGACCCGTCCATAGGCAACTGGAGCTTTCCGTGCCAGTCCCACTACTGGATACGGAATAACCGCGTCAAATGGGCTCCGAAATGGTCGCGCGAGGAAATTGAGCGCGAGCGCCACTCCGATCACCGCGCGAAGGAACGGTATTTCGCGGCCGACGTGGCAACGACGGACGATAATGTCTCCGTCTCCCCGCCGGTGCCACAAAGCAATAATCGGAAGCGACATTGGTGGCGGTTTGGGGCAAAATGATGCTTGCGCCCCTTGCCAGCGGACCTGCATGATCTTGATACCGCTGCACGGAATGGCCGAGTTTAAGAAAGGAGGAGGTCATGAAGAACGGTGATTGGATGGGACCGCTGTTGTTGGGAGTTCTCGGACTCGTCGTTATTAACGAAATATCGAAAGCCAAGTGGTGCGGTCCGAATTGCCAGGTTGTTCTGTCCGACGCGCGTGGCACTCTTGTCCAGGACATGCTGACTGGCGCGCTGCGGTGGGTCTGACCCCGGAACGCATGAACCGCAAATAGTTAGTTAGGTTTGTTCTAACGGCCCCGTACGCCCCAACGTTGCATCTTCCGAGCAATATCCCGCTTAAATTTGGAGTCGCTATTGGCTTCCCTCCTGGCACGGGATAATCCGGTTTATCATTCGCTGGCTTCCGACCGAGGGCTGAATGCGATACCGCCCTTTCCAGCGCCCGACTGTTTCATCATTGTCCCTACAGCTTGTGAGATCGAGGGATGCGAGTCCAGACGCTGCGGAAAAGAAGCAAGCCATCCCGCTGATCGTGCATCCAATCTCCCTCCTCATCCGAAAAATAGCTTTGAAATACATCCGGATGCCGGAAAGCATGCACGTCCAGCTTATGCGTTGCCGAGGGATTGTGATACACGCGCAGCCCATCTAAAAGGCTTTCAGAATATTCCGATTTTCTCGCACGCACGACGTGGGGAATGACGCCGCTAGCGTTCAGCCTTACGGCCTCGAAGAATATGTTCGGATTCGGATCGGAGGACAACGCCCTCACCTTGCCCCACGATGCGCAGGAACTGAAAACGACCCCGCTTAGCCAGGCGAATTCTTCCATCGCGAACACGGCGAGAGGCACTTCACTCAGATTGTCCTTGCGGACCGCCGAGATACGTTGTTTCTCCAGCGCGCCCCCTTCCCTCAGAAACTTTTCTTCATCCACATAGTAGCCGTAGAGAACCGCCTCGATGGCGCGCTGGCAAGCTAGGCGAGCGTAGGGGTTGTCATAGGCGGTGATAGCGATCACAAACGGCCGGTTCGCCACATGACCGAGTGATGCGTAGAGCTTTGAATACTTTTTGTGTTTTGTGTCAATGCTGTTACGGATTCGCAGCATCGTCTGCCTGTTTAGCTCATTAAGGTCTTTGGGTACGTCTTCGATTTTGCGTTCGCCGTGCTCAGGAGGTGCGCCCTGGGCGTGCAATGCCACCGTCGCTTCGATGTTCATACCGCCGTTTGTTGTCACGAAGAAATCGGGGGAAGGGACAGAAAAATCAACCCGCATCCCGAAGTGCTTAAGCACCGCGAAGACATAGAGTTCCCAAAAGCTGGAATCGAATGTGGTTTGGAATTCCTTTACGAACTTTCCATCCCTATCCTGAAAGCCACTTGCCCAGCCGTTCAGCACGGCGGAATTGTACGAGTTGCTCTGCTTCAAGATTGTCCGGAAGTTCGGGTGTTGCTCGGCTTCCGTGACAATCGGAGAGAATAGATCCATTGACGAACTCAATTCTCGCATTCACCTAATCGGCGGCAAACAACGTGGGGGACAAAACGGCATCGCACCAGTGCAAGTGCTCGCGAGCAGCTGCTCGCACCGCCGTTTGAATCTGCTCCGGCGTATTCTGGATATATTCCCGTGCTCGGGCGGGGTCCGGCAGATCTTTCAGGTACTGGATAGCCAGCTGGACTGAGAAATCAGACTTTTGTTTATCTTTCCAGTTGGTAGCGAGACCGGTCCACACGCATCCCCGGATGTCCTGACGTTCTTCCAGCCATTTTGCGATAACATCGCGCACTTCCTGTGTAACTCCGTCCGAGAATTGCCCGTCAGCTGTACCGCTATGAATGAAACGGGGAGGGGTGCCTTCCCGGTCTTGCAGGTTCTTCAAGACTGCGCTCATATCTTCCACCACTGCAGGCGCCCAAAGCGTTCTCTGGCCTGCGCTGCCGGAATGAATAACGAGGGTAAGCCTGCCATCTTTAGAGATCCGCGCAAACTCGATAGGCAGGATTGGGCCGTCGAGGTGCCAGGCTGACTTGATTTGCAATGAGCCGGGACACCATATGAGCGAGCCCCAACCTATGATCGCAATTTTCATTGTTTGCTCCAGTCGGCGATGATCTTCAAATTTGGACCTTCTCGTACTCTCTCAGCTCGGTTTCCTCGTTTCGAGGGTCATAGAGCTTCGTTGTGCGTGGTGAGGAGTGAGCAGCCATATTTTGTGCATGCTCCAAAGTGCCTTCCCCCTTGAGGTAATCGGTGACGCCGGTCGCGCGCATACTGAGCCTCGATGCCAGCTTCGCGAGCGCGACATGCAATCATCCAGTAGCCATCCTGCTGAGTCAGGCGATGCGGTGTGCCGTGAACCGTCCTGTCGTCCGCAATTCCCGCTGCGGCAATGTATTCGTCGAGGTAGGGTTCGAGGCGGGAGACACACGGCGCTTCGTGCTCCTTGCTGCCTTTCTCCTGCAAGCGTATCCAGCAGCGCCGTCCCTGGACGAAATGGTCTCCGACATTCATCTGCAGGACCGCGCTATATGGGCGAAGGGTAAATCATCACAGCGATCAGCGCGGTCACACAGCCCTTTGACGGTGCCTACCTCAATGGAGGAGAGCAGGGCGCGCGCTTCTTCGCGGTTGAGCACAGGTGTGCGGCCCTTGGTGACGACGTGCCTGGGTCCGCGCACCGCGTGTGCCGGATTAGCAGCGATGACCTGACCGACGACGAGCCAGTCTAAGAGCATGCGGATCGCAGCGAGGCGCTGCTTAATCGTGGGCTTTGCAAAACAGTGCCGCAAACACTCGATATAGGCGGAGACGTGCAGCGGCTTCACGTTCCCAAGGTGGTGAATGCCGCGCTCCGCGCAGAATTCCGAGAATCTGCAGGTGGCGTTGTAATAGGCGCGCCGTGTGTGCTGATTGCGGATATTCGCGGTGAAGAAATCCCAGAATCGCTCAGCCGTCCTCGCCTCCTCAATAAAGAGGGGCGGGGGACTGCCCGGTCCAGTGGCCAGGCTTTCATGAGTGTCGAGACTGACGACTTCCATACTCATAGGCCGGGCTTTACTGGTTGGTGTGACTCCGCAAATGCACGAGCGGCTGTAGCAAGCGCTGAAAGAATGTCGGCCACGTCCGCCAATTGCCGCTCAAGCATATCCTTGTCGAAGACGAGCTTTCCCGTGGCACCGGGAATCTGCCAAGTTTCTTCATGGAAGTCCGTCGTATAGGTGCCATCCGTATTAAGTGTCCCTGACGAACGTACGCTCCGCCTGCCACTCAGGCGATGAGCGAGCAGATTGCGGAAGGCGTCTTTCGTAGAAAAGCGCATATCTTGCGACAGGCCAACGAGAAGTCCTGTGATGGCATCTTTCGGGAACGCGACGTTCATTGCCCTTTGCGTGGATGCGCGCGTGATCTTGCGCGGATTCGAAACATCGGAGAATGCAGCTGGCTGGATTGCGTTGCCGAGGAAATACAAACAGAGCGCGAAGCTATCGAACACCGAGAGCGCGCCCATAAAGAAGATATAGATGCAACGCTCCAACCTGTACGTCAGCTCTTCATCGCCCCAACCGGCCTGCCATTCTTCACTGGGGTTGTCCAGCAGAGCTTTGAATTCATCATTGCATTCGCAGCAAGCGCGGTAACGATAGCGCACAGCTTGCCACGACAAATCGAAGTGCCGACGCTTCTCCTGAGGGTCATACAGGACTTCGTCGCTGAGGAGGGCGGGAAAGAAATTTGAGGCGGCGATTCCGAAAGCCTGAAACTCAGAGGTGGGAAATGTCGATGGCATCGTGAAGTTCATAAGCGTGTGATAACGTCCTTTATCACACGCTACCAGAACTCGACCGATTGGAGTAGGGAGACGCCTTTTCTCAAAATAGCGCTTTCTGAGCTGATGTTCACTCAGGTAGGTCCTGCCAATTCACAAGGCAGACTATGGCGCGGGCAGAAAGATCTGCCCTTGCTTCCGCCAATCTAATGGTAGATCGGCCTGCAAACTTTTCATGGTGACGCGGCGCGATTGCCGCCCCGACAGAATTGCTTCGATGATCTCAGGAGACAGCACTGCGCTCTGGAGTATCTTCCTCACATAGCGACGCTTGAAACCCGATAGTTGAGCTAGACGTTCGACTCCACTCACCTCTCCCGATATGAGCTGTTCATACCACGTGCGAGCGCGCGCAATCTCCTTCACGAGCGACGGAATCGGTCCACCCTGAGTTGATTGGCCGTTGGGAGCGTCGATCCGGAGCTCAACTCCTCGCCGGATCGGCTGAAACTCAACCTTCAGCGTTACCACGACACCCTTCCGACCGTCCTCGGCAAGGCGCTCGCCCGAGTCGTGGCCGAGCAAAGTTGCTACGACCTTCGATTGGTCCACTTCGATCCAGAGATTGTTATGGCCCAAAATAACGGTCTTAACCACCGCTCGAATGAACTCTTGCTGTTTGGAAGTTCCTAATTGGGGCCATTGGGCTCCCAGATCCTTGGCGCGTTGAATAGCCAAATCCGAGCCCGGAGACACTTCAGTTTTATGCAGGTGTTTGTGAAACGTCTTGAGCATCCCGTGAATCTGCGTCATCACCAGGGCTTCCAGTTCCGCGGCTGGATATCGAGAAAGCTGTTGCTGCTCGCCTCGCTTTCGGATCACGGCCTGGGAGGTGTAATAGCGATATCGTCTACCTTTCTTGACGCTGTGCGTTGGCGTGAATCGGATGCCATTCGTGTCTCGAAGGAGGCCGGTCAGCAGACTGGAGGTCGGGTGAGGTTTGCTCGTTCTGCGTGCTCGGTCGTTCGCTTCCAATCGGGCGGCGACCTCACTCCAGAGCTCTTGTGCAATGATCGGTTCGTGCTTCCCGACATAGGATTGGCCCCGGTGCACAATTCTGCCGATATAAATCCGATTGCTCAGGATCTGATACAGCGCGCCTCGGGAATAGACGGCTCCTCCATATTTGCGGCCACCGCTACCGGTTCGGATCTTGCTGCGAATCTGCTTCTCCTCAAGGTAGTCCTTGAGCCTCATGACAGAGCCGAGCCGCAGGTACTGCCGGAAAATGTCGCGGACGACCTTAGCTTCTGACTGATTAACGATGAGGCGACGGTCGACGCAGTCGTAGCCCAGGGGGACCATACCTCCCATCCACATTCCCTTCTTCTTTGAGGCCGCTACCTTGTCGCGAATCCGCTCCCCGGTTAGTTCTCTCTCGAACTGGGCGAATGAGAGCAACACGTTAAGAGTGAGCCGGCCCATGGACGTGGTGGTGTTAAACTGCTGCGTGACTGATACGAAGCTCACCTTGTGGGAATCGAATATCTCGATAATTTTGGAAAAATCGGAAAGAGAGCGCGTAAGGCGATCCACCTTGTAAACAATGACAGTCTCGACTTTTCCAATACGAATATCGTCGAGAAGCCGGCCGAGCGCGGGTCGCTCCATGTTGCCGCCAGAGAACCCACCGTCATCGTAGCTTTCCTTGATGGCAACCCAGCCCTCGTGCTTTTGGCTTTGGATATAAGCGATACAGGCCTCGCGCTGAGCTTCGAGAGAATTAAATGACTGCTCGAGGCCCTCTTCTGAAGACTTCCGGGTGTAGATCGCACATCGAACTGGCAGGTTACTCACCCGACGAGCCTCGCACGATTGTTGCCTTCCTCAGTCCGAAGAATGCCGGACCAGACCATTGTGTTCCGGTAATCTCGCGTGCGATCTGTGAAAGGCTGCCATAGCTCCTTCCGCAATACTCAAATCCCGACTCGGTTACGACGACCTCGTGTGGTTTCCCGCGCCAGTGCCGCACCATGCGTGTTCCAGGTTTTGTTCTCGGCCGCATATCGGGAGTTAGCGATCCAGAGCCTGTTTCGAGAGCGCGTCCGATGCGTCGAAGCTCAGCGCGTGTCGAGGGCTTCATGCCCCCATAGGCATTTTCCTGAATCTTGTAAGCCAGGAAGGGAATCATCAATTCTCGCCGGATACTGGGTGCCCGGGCGCCGCCGAAGAGTTCGTGCCATCTTTGAAGCAACTGTTTTCGCGAAAAAGTGCGCAATTCCGCGATTTCTGCCCGAATATCGGCCATGTTTCTGCCTCTGACCAGCAGCACATTGACGCTCTGGTTGGGCAGACAGTCAAGCTAAACGAGACGCGCGAGACAAGGAGGACAGGACTCCAATCGAAACGCGGGCCGCGAGGAACGTGCCGAAACAGACGAGGGCAGGTCATTTCAAACGGAAATTGATTTCGACAGGAACGGTTGTTGGCACCGGGCTTCCATTTGGTCCCGTCGCTGGTTTGAAACGCCAAGCTTGGACTGCTCGGACTGCGAGCTCATCAAGCCCGTGGCCGAGGGCTTTCACAACCTGAATATCCGCGGGACGACCGTCGGCTTCTATGACGATTCGTAGGGAAACAGTTCCCACGACCCCGGCCGCGCGGCCATCTTCGGAATACACCGGATCCGGGCAATAGAGACACCGGGGAAAACTGACTCCGTTTTGTCCGGGCACGAAAGGGCCATCACCAGCCCTGGCTGTGTTATCGGTTTGACTTTCATTGGCCTGCCCCTCCATTGGCCCCTCTTTTGACGCCGGTGCCTGTGCCCTTCGGCCAACTGAACCTTGCTGCTGAGAGGGCTCATTTTCCTTCTCGCTGATTGCCCTAATCATGTTCTCTTGGGTTAGTCCACGAATGAAATGGCCATCCGCCAACCTCGAAGTGACATGGACGATCCCGGGAAGGGCTTGTTCGAACTCGACTGGTGCTCCGGCCGCCAATAACGCGCATCCGTAAACCTTCGGATCGGGTTCTGGACTTGAGGGGCCGCGCGAAACGCGCGAGCCTCCATTCGTTAGCTGATCTTGCATCGCATCGGTCCAATAGTTTACGTATAGCCCCCACACCAGATGTACCGAAGCAAGATCCTGACAGACGATGGCTCCCGGTACGACGCTCACCTGGATTGCAACCCCGTTGGGATGAAATGGGACCGCTTTCTTCTGGGACGCTTTGCTCGGCGCGGCGATGTTACCTGCTGACTGGCTATCAGTAAGGCGAGGCGAAAAGATCTCCACCGCTAACGCTACGGCGCCTATTATGGCGATCGTAAGTGGGAAACGCCTCAAAGGAGTGCCCTTCGCTTGGCTCTGCCTATGGATTTCTACGCTTGTAGTCTATAGCCGATTTATCGTCCAAAGCCTACAGCCATAATTGGCGGCGTGTCGAGCGATATCTGTGTCCGTTTGGGGAAGCGGTTACGCTCCCTGCGTAAGCAGCGAGCTTGGACACAGGTTTATATGGCGGAGCATGTTGGAATGGATCGGAGCTTCATTTCGGACCTGGAAAACGGAAAGAAGGAGATTTGTATGCGTAACCTCGAACTGCTCGCAGCAGCGTTCAAAATCAGCATTTCCCAGCTTTTGTCTCGTCTGTGATTTTCTAGTATGCTGCTCACGCGCTACCAACTCACTCTAAAGTTTAAGCCACACCTCAAGTCCGCCGTTCTTCTTCAAGTAATCTAGCGCTTGTGTGGTCGAGTCCACTTGATCGTCGTATTTGGATCCTGGAAAACTGGTCACCTCGCGTATGTATTCGTCGAGCCACGGTGCCGAAACCGGGAGAAGAACGCGACCACTCTCAAACAACGAAGTTTGAGTATGAAGACGCAAGATCTTGTCTGAACCGGGGGGTGGTTCGTAGGGTTTGATGCCATAGATCGCACCCTCGTGTTGCAGCTCCTGGATGAGCTGGGTTCCGGAAGCCTTATCCTCGATTACGATAGAATCTGCGTCATACCGGCGAGCCAACTCGACCACGGCTCGTTTCAAATCCGGGTAGTTGAGCCGCTTGCGAAACACATCAAGCAAATAGTAGTGACCATCAAAGACGCCCCAAATGGTGCACACACTGAAATCGTTGAGCTCGCCGCTTTTGTTTGCCGTGTCCCAACTCTGGACCACACAAGTGAATGTCGAGGGACGACTGGCGGCGTCATAGCGCTTAAGCCAATCGGTCTTTACTATGGCCCCGCCGAGTGGCATTGGATCCTGCTGATATTGACTGGCGAAATTATATTCACCGATTGTTTGACGAATGATTTTCAGGATCTCTATGGATTCACGTGCTGGCTGGAGGGCTTGACCAAGCTTGCGCTCAAAACGGCGTCGCCCCAGGGGACTGTCGATGACGTGAACTTCATCGTGCTCCGCGATGGCAGAGAACGAGAGCACCTCCCAATCCCCTTGACCAAGGACATGGCCCACGAGGTCATCCTGATGGAGACGCTGCATGACGATGATGATGACGCCAGTCCCCTTACTGTTCAGCCGGCTGAGCAGGCTGTTGTCGTACCACTGGTTGACGGTCGTCCGCCGTGTTTCGGAAAGGGCATCGTCTGGCTTAAGCGGGTCGTCGAGAATGATAATGTCGGCTCCGCGACCGGTTAGAACTCCTCCGATCGAAGTTGACATCCTGAAACCTTGGCCGGTCGTCATAAACTCACTGACTGACTGCTTTTCCGTCGATAGGCGGGTCCACGGAAATAATCTTTGATAGAAAGGACTACCCGTCAAGGTTCGACAATCTCGGGCATGTTTATCGGCAAGATCCTGACCGTAGCTCACAGTGATAATTTGGCTGGCGGGATCACGCCCAAGCAGGTATGCCGGAAACGCCACGCTTACGGCATGAGATTTGAGCGATCGTGGCGGCAAATTGACGATCAAGCGTTTGATCTTTCCCTGACGACAGGCCTCAAGTTTCGACGCTAGGACTTCGATATGAGGGCTTGCGGAAAAGACGGTCTGTGGGTTTAGCTCGTAGAACGAGCGTTCAATAAAGCTCATCAAATCTTGTCGCAGTATGAATTCATATTCCGCGTATGAGAGCTGAGCGTTCATCCCCGACCCTCCAGGCTGCCGCCTTCAGGCGGCGGAAGGTCAGGTTCGATCTCGCATGGTGCCGGTTCTGAGTTCCGAAAGCGCGCCGCGATGCTTTCCATAACGAATTTGTCGCTCTCCTGCGGAGAAATCGTTGGCACATTTTCTTGCTCAGAATTCATACGCCATGTGAGCCAACCCAGTAGCTGTTGCATCGCTCTTAAATCGCCAGAAGCGGCCTTATTCAACAGCTGCAGCATCGCGGCCTCAAATTTGCTCAGATGTCGCACTTTGCCGTTTGTAGTGACGCGTATGCGTTCTCGGCAAGCTCTATCGATAATCGTAGCGGCGTTTTGAGAGCCTTTCGGTCGTCCGTGAGGATTTCCTGATTGGCCTTTGACGAAACGCGTATGCTTCGGTGGGTTCCGAAATCCGATCGTGTAATCCTCGTTGTCAGCCACGGCTCACCTCCACAGTCGCGATGTCACCAAACCTCTTGCCACTTGCTACGTGGAGGGCATGGTCCCCTGTGTGTTTCTGCCATCGGCGTATCGCAACATCCACATACAGGGGATCGATCTCGATGCCATAGCAGATGCGCCCGACGCGTTCGGCTGCGAGTACGGTAGTGCCGGAGCCAACAAAAGGGTCGAGCGCAACATCACCTCGTGCCGAACAATCAAGCAGGGCATCGGCGACCATTGCGACGGGTTTTACGGTCGGATGGAGAGCGAGCAGGTTGCCTTCTTCGCTCTGCCGTGACAGGGTATTTATCCCGGCATATTCCCAAACATTGGTTCGGTTCCGTCCGAATTTGCCCAATTGCACGTTGTTGCGGTGGGCATCTTTGCCGTTCCTGTAGACAAAAACCAACTCGTGGCGTGATCGATAAAAAGAACCCAAACCGCCGTTATCCTTGACCCAAATGCACAGATTTAAGAGCGTTGTGTAAACCTGCTTCCCCGCCGCGACTAATTCGGTTATGTGTCTCCAATCGAGACAAATGAAATGAACGGAACCGCTCGTACTGTGTCGTGCGACCAAGCTCAGAGCTCTGCTCAGAAAACCGATATATTCGGCTTCATTCATTTCGCCTGATGCCATCGCGAATTCCCGATGGTGGATGGACCCGCTGCCGGTTGCGTGGCCATCAATCGCCACGTTGTAGGGTGGGTCGACAAAGACCACGCTCGCGCGACGTCCGAGCGCGAGAGCTTTGTAGGAAGCCAGCTCAAGCGCATTTCCGCAGAATAGGCGATGTTTGCCTAGTTGCCAGAGATCACCAGACTGTGTAATTGGCTGAAGTGCTTCATCGACCTCGAAGCTGTCATCGGGATCGTGCTCTTTGCTAGTGGCGCCTTCCAGGATCAGGTCAATTTCCGGAATTTCAAAACCTGTGACGGTGATGTCCAGATCGTTGTCGAGCGTCATTAAATGCTGCAATTCAATCGCGAGGATCTCTTTGTCCCAGCCGGCCCGTTCGGCGAGTTTGTTATCCGCGAGGACGTAGGCCCGAATTTCATTCTCGCTTAGACATTCGAGTCGAATCGTTGGCACGCGATCCATGCCAAGTGTTTGCGCCGCCGCCACACGGCCATGGCCGGCGATGATTGTGTTCTTGTGGTCGATGAGAACGGGATTCGTGAAGCCAAATGCTTTAGTACTATCGGCGAGTTGGCGGATCTGGTGTCGCGAATGGGTTCTCGCGTTACTAGGATGAGGGACGAGCGTTTCAATGGGTTGATAGACTACGGCCAATTCGAAACCAGGTTTGTTGTTCAATTGGACCTCCTGGTCGCAAGATTAAGCGAAATGTCCTGCGTTCAGGAGGGGGTGGGAGCTCATTTATTCGCGCTAAGTCAGTTAGAGCGAATCTCCTTTTCGTTTGGCTCTGGACAGGCGGTCTTTTAGGCCGGAAACAGGAGAGATTTTGAATTTACCGTTGCTCGTGCGAAACTCAATCCTCTGAGCATCAATAGCCGTAATTGTGCCACGCCCTAGCTCTTGTCGCAGGCGATGCCACAACTTTCGCCGGTTTATTTCTGGCGCTTCTCGAACGCAGACCTGGATCAACATCTGGAGGGCGTCGGTCTTTGGTACGCTCCCTCCCTTACGGGACATGCTTCGCCTGCGCACCCGCTCGGCGTCTTCAGGATTCCTCTGGACTATAATGGCCGATTGTTCGGCATCAGCGAGAGCCTGGTCTAAAGATTTCTGATTTCTAAAAGCTACTCGGATGGCCTCGGAACGCATGTCGCGACTCGCCACTTCATAAAGTATTGGGGCGCTTATCCGTTGCTCCGTCAAGGATGCTTGTTTAGCCCAGAATTGCTCATTCCACGCGTTGATTGTTCTAAATGTGAGGGGGTCGTTTCCGGGATTCATTCTGTTGGATTGCTCGGCTGTTGGGCATTCATATTTTCTTTAGTCCTTCCGATCTGCGACCTGCAGTTCTAGCTTCTCTACTGCACTCTCAATCGTAAATGAAAGTCGGCAAAACTCGGGTCATAAATTTCCAGCCGCCAGGCCCGCGTCTTGAACTAGTGCACTCGGAAAGCCAAAGGCTGGTCGCCCGCTCCTGATCATCGCTGAGGATGTACAGGGACAACTTCCAGTTGCCACAATTCAGTAGGATGGTCAACATCGCTCACTGCAACCGCGTTATCGGGACCAATCCGGAGGCATTAGGGCCACCGGAGCGACCAATATCGCCAAGGCACCATCGTTCCGACCCGCCGATGTGCCTCCTGCCCATAGCTCAGTGACGTAACAGTTTTCGGTGGAATATCGACGTTCTTCCCGTCTTTCAACGCCAGGGAAATAACGTCCGGCGTGACTGTCAGACGATTAGATCGTGTGCTTGGATACTCTCACTTCTCGAGCCACATCCTCGGCCTTCCGTCCTGCTTCAACGCCTCGATGATCTGTGCTTCTGTGTGCCGGCTCCTGGACACGCCTCTCCCCCTCTTCGGATGACCCAAAACCCGAACGATAGCTGCTCACGAACGCTTTCTCGCTGTCATCCAAATCAACAGCAAAAACAAAGCAACAAGAAGTTGCCAGCTGTTCACCACTCGTATAAAGTATGATATTGTTATCGACGAATTCGGGTAACCCGGAATTCGTAAAGCGGAAAAGTATGAAGCAATAATCAAAAGACAGTAGAGCGATAGGATCACCAACCAGCGTCGCATTGATACCGGCTTCTCGTCTCCGACTGGCCATATGCTGAGCATCACAGGAATAATGGCTAGTGCCGCAGCTTGCAGGATCGAACGGACTACTATGTGACCTATGGAATCAGCTCGCGGAGATAGCCACTTTCCAACGTAAATCACGCCCCCAGTAACTAAGAGGGTGAATAGCATTCTCTTAATTTCCTGCTTCCGCCTTAAATCGTTCACCTCGCACCCTCACTACATTATCTATCGTGATTTATCGCAATCCGCTTCGCAGCTCATCCACAATGCGGTAATTCCAAGGATGCATGCAACTGCCGGGAAGCCCCCTTCGGGGGCCAATGCAATGCAAGTGACAAACCCAATCGCCCAATCGCGGTCACATCTGTCATCACACGCGTTCTGACATACCAGCCCGAAGGGATCGCTAAACATGATGGGGTCATTTCGCGCGTAGGCGTACGAATTATTTTCAGCTGCAACCCTAGGGGCGCGACGCCGAGGAGTTATGAAAGGGTATCCAGGCTTCACGGACATGCGGGTTACAGCTTCCAATTCCAAAGGGTCTTCGGAGATAAACCTTCCGATAGTTGAATCGTAGTATCGGGCGCGATAGTAATAGAGTCCAGCGCCATCGTTCTCTCGGCCAGCATACTGAAACTCATTGGTCGAACTTCCTGAGGTGACTGTCGTGTTACCAAATGGCTCGTAAGCGTACTGCGCAATGCTGCTTCCAGAAGAATTTGTCAGCAATATGGTACTGCCAAGTGCATCAGTCAGAAAATTGGCCGTTCCGGTCGAATCGGTTCCCGTGAAGATCTGATCCGTTCGACCCGTGAGCCAATTGGAAAGCACCGAGCCGCCGGAGAGCTCCTGCACAATGTTAGCTCGATCATACAGATAATTCATGGTAGTTCCGGAAACCGTTTTCGCCACGCGACGGCCATACGGGTCATACTGAAAACTGATCGCGCCGGAGTTCATTGACGCAAGCTTGTTCCGCGCGTTCCAGGCGTAGGTGTTCGTGCCGTCGTTCGTCAAATTGCCGTTGGCGTCATAGGAGAGCGAAGCGCTTCCCCAGGCAGTCAGCTGATTGGCAGCGTTGTAGGAGGTAGTGCTAACCGCTGAAGGAAGCTCTGTCTGCGCGTAGCTGCCGCCCACATTGATTCGACGCCTGGCGCCGTCGTACGAATACGTCAGGTTGCCCAGAGTGGTCGTGCCAAGCGTATAGGTCAGTCCGGTCAACTCCGAGGCGTCGTCATAGCCGTAGCTCATTTCCACTCCATTGGGCAGGGTCAGCGATGATCGCCGGTTCGAGGAATCATAGGTGAAGGATACCGTCGGTGTCCCTTGCGTGATCTGCGTGAGCCTGTTCGCGTTGTCGTAGCTGTAGTCCACGGCAGTTTGGCCAGAGACCGTCGCGCTCGTCCGGCGATTGGCGTTGTCATACGTGTAGGCGATGGTTCCTTGCGGCGAGACTTCTTGAGTCAGCCGGTCAAGGTTGTCGAAAGTGGGCGTGATTGTTCCCGTCACGGAGTCCACTACACTCGTGTAGCGATTCCCGGCGTCATAATTGTAAGAAATTGTGCTCTCGTACGATGGCCCCGTCGTATAGCCGTAGCCGGCGAATATTCTACGGTTCAACGCGTCGTAGGTGTACTGGGTAATCTTGCCCCGCCTATCAGTGAATTGGGTTAGATTACTGGCTGCATCGTAGCTGTAGCTTTCGGAATTCTCGAGTGGGTCTGTGCGGGTGGCCACGCGGTCCATGTTGTCATAAGTATAGGTTATCGTATGGCTGTTCGCATCGGTCAGCGTGAGTAAATTCCCGTTGGCGTCATATGTGACCGACGTCGTGCTCCCCGCCGGATCGGTCATACTGGTAGCACGGTCGAAACCGTCGTAGCTCATGTGGGCAGTCTGGCCCAACGGGTTCGTTACCGCGATCGACCTGCCAGCATCATCCACGAGTCGAGTCGTAATTCTGCTGAGTGGATCAGTGATAGAAACCAAATCGCTAGACCGGTAAGCAAGGGAGATCGTGTCGCTGGACGCATCCGTGACAGTAAGAACCTGCCCCTGACCATTGTAGGTAAGAGTGGTCTGGTGACCCAGCGGGTCAGTTATTTGCGTAAGGTTTCCGTTCTGATCGTACGAGTAATTCGTTGTGTGGCTCAGCGGGTCCGTCACGCTGGCCAATTGGCTGAACATGCGCTCATAAGTGTAGGACGTGCTGACCGCGCTGGAGGTACCTGAGAGCTTCGTAAGCCCGGTCAAGTTGCCCTTGGCGTCAAAGGTGTAGGCCGTCGTGCGCCCGAGAGCGTCTGTCGTTGACTGGAGGAGATTATCGGCCGAATACGCATATGTCGTGGTTTGCTGAATGCTCGTACCGTAGGCACGGGTATCGCTTGTCATATAGCCTGTCGGCCCAAACTGCACCTGTCGAACGTTACCACGTTGGTCGGTAATATTAACTTGCGAAATCAGCGCGAGGTAGCCTTCGAGGCAAGTTGTGCAGGCACGGAACGCTAAGATTGATCCGGGCAAGCCATTTAGCCCTGGCGGTTCCTGGCCAGTCTCAGTGAAAGTCTGGGCGGTATTCGATGTCGCGGTCCAGGAAAATTGATAGGTGTTGCCGTCCGCCAGGGTTTGCTTGATAACGCGCTGGTTGCTGTCATATTCGTTCGTCAAATACGTAGTGCCGCGTGCATCTTCAATCGTCAACATGTTGTTGTTGGAATCGTACGTATAGGTGGTCACTCCACCATTGGGGTCTGTGACGGTTGATAGGTATCCATCACCAGCGTAGGTGTACTGAACGGTACGGCCCGAACTATCTGTGGCCTGCGTAATGCGGCCCCATGCATCCGACTCGAAATTGATGTAACGTCCCCCAGAACCGAGGATCTGAGTAACAACTCCACCAGCACGCGCGATCGTGATTGTGTTTCCGTGCCGGTCGCTAATGCCAATGAGGGCCTGCAGAGCCGGATTAACCTCAGCGAATGCATCAGGAAAGAAATACTTCATGCCGTCTCTCGTCGTAATGGACCACGTGGACCCCGGAAAGCTAAAGTCCGCCGCGAGAATCGCCCCATACCACGGGCCCGGCTTAGAGAGGCATTCATAAACGACCTGCGTATAGGAATTTTCAGTGGGCTCGTGGGAAATGACGTCGAAACGGACGCGCGAGCCGTCAGGCAAAATCAACTCTTGATAAGTGTAAGGAGCCGTGTCGCCAACCATGAACATTTCGTACGAATCAGTGAATCCGAGTCCGAACGGACGCGATACGGTATCCATGCTGCGGTAGGTGCGCGTGAACTTAATGGGAATAAAATCCGGCAAGACAAGATCGGTGCTGCTGTACACAAAAAGGCCTGTAGACAAATCCACTGGGTCCGCGGCAGTGGGACCATTTCCCCCGACTGCTGGAGCAACCGATGGGCTTCCTACCATCGCACCCGTAAACTCGTAAATCTCTACCCCCGGATCAGGCACAACGGACTTGCCGTCCTTGCTCACGTGCCCCTCGCCGTACACGTACCAGCCTTTTCCTGTGGGGTCGTAGTTCCAAAAGTCGAACGCGGTTCCGGGCTTTGCGTTTCTCCAATTTGGATAGTAGAGGGTCGCTCCTTTGGTCCAGCCTGCAGCCGTGGTGTCCAAATAGGCGCCGCCAGGCTGGATTGTGAAATAGATCGGTACTTCAACCCCCTTCGGCAGCGGAAACGGCGGCTGCTTGACCGGGATTGGGGTGATGCTGATCTGGTTGACGATATTTCCCTTCAGATCTCTAATGACGGAACCTTGAGGCAGATGGAGTTCCAAACCCGGGATAACGGGCGACGTGATCACGGTCTCCGACGTGGTTGGGGACGGTATGGAGATGGCATGCTGCGTATTAATGGGAGTCATCCAAATGGTGTAGCGGAGGACATCCGTAATCCCTGGCTGCACGTCGACGCCATCTTGAAAAATCCCATATGTGATTCCCGCTCGGCTGGCGGAAGCACCGTCGATCATCATGACGTCATGACCCGATGTCACGCCTTGCAGCAGGAACCTGCCCGTCTGGTCTGTGAGAATCTTCTTGTTGTTCACTTGTAATGCAACGTTGGCAAGCGGTGCCCCGTTGAGCTGGAGCACACGGCCACTAATTGCGGTGATACCAGACGGAGCAATGAGAGGTGGCGGGGCCATCGCCGAAGAAGACGTGCTGGGAGTCGAGGTAGTGACTGGACTCGACGAGACTAGCGGAAGCCCAGTGCTTCCTCCCGGAGTGCCGGCAGTCGTAAACGTGACGACCGTGTTGGTTAGCTGCTGCCCTGCGGAATTTGTCATGCCGCTCAGGGTCAAGGTATATGCGGAACCCGGCGCAAGGGCCGTTGAGGGATTAACGAAAGCCAAAATCCCTCACTCTGCGGGCACAACGTTCGCACTAACCTGGCCGTCGGAGTTGGCTAGGACGACGGTTGACTGATTGACAGTCTGCACTGCCAGAGGCATCGAGAATCTTAGGCTAATCAGCGTGCTTGTGGATACGTTGTCAGCGCCGTCGGAGGGAATGGAGGCCTCAACAAATGGGGGAAGCGTGTTCACTTGCAAAGAGGTTTGTGACGTCTCAATCGTCTCCGTGAGCGAACTAGGGTCGAACACCTCCCCGTACGTGAGTGGGACACCGCTCTTTCCCTGTCCAGCCCAAAAC